AGATCATATGATTGAAGCCCTTTCGGACTTTCACGTGAATCTTCATGTGTGATCCATCTTACGATATCCATGGTTACCAGCATATTTTGTAATTTCCGGGCGGGGCCTAGGGTTTTATACCTATCCCCCCCGAAAACCGAAATTATTCTGGAGAAGAAACCTATTATCCTGGAATCAGCACACTCCTCTAAGGTGAATAATGATTTTGTTATCGCATTATCCATCCCAACAGCAATCAGTGCGAATTCCCCTTTTGAATTGAGAACAGCATCGATCGGTAGTGGGGATACCTCCACGCCCTTATAGTAGTATCGTTTGGCGAATTCAAAGAACTCTTTCGAGTAGAATGTTTTCGTTATATTCAACTGCATATTTAGGCTCTTTATAACCGCATTGTATGCCTTAAAAGCATCATCACCAACAATCAACGCGTCATCACCTAGTACATAGTAATTTGGCTTTTGTTTCACCAAACTAAAGGCGAAGGTGATTATGACATGGTGGGTTAAGGCCATCATAGGTCACGAGGAGTAAGCGCCCATTGGTTGCCCTTGCGTGTAATAACGCTCGGCACCATCTGGACACTGAAACCCGTAATCTACCATGACTGAGGCCCATGCATCAGCATAATTATCGTCTCCAATAAGTTTGCCAAGCAAGACCCTCTGTAGTTCAAGAGGCATCAAGTCAGTGGCAGCCTTAAGATCTATGGAATAGATGTTCTGACCAATAATTGAGGGGTCATCTAGAATAGCTCGAAAGTGACTCTGGTTAAAGGTGCAGTCATGCTTATTAGCCCTCAGAAGCCGTGCTAAGGCTTTGTGAAGGGGTTTAAGACAGGCCTGTGACCAGTAATCAAAGATCGCAATCAATCTCTTCTTTCCCTCTTTGTCATCAAGTTCCGCCAGCCTTCTAAGGGTTGGGTCTCTAGCCTTTGTTGCCTCTAAAGCGGCATATGGTCTGATTCGAAAGAATTCAGCTAACACATTATCCTCATCATTGGCAAGGGTGAATAGATCCTCCATTAGTTGGTCAGGAAGAATCTTGAGGTCATCGAGAGATGTCTTCATTGATGGGCCATTT